GCCTTGCTGATAACAGCGTTTTCCTTTTTATCATACATTACGCCAACCTCTTTGCATCATAACAAGTGATTCCTAATTTTCTGACGCTGTCCAAATTGCTTTGGCTATCATCATAAAAATCTTTATCTGCAAAAATGAAATCATTGTTTGCAACAATCAGTTTCAGAATTTGCTTATTTTTTAGCAATCCTGATTCTGTTGTATCTCCAACATTTCTTTCGATAAGAAAATCGCAAGGAATACCTTTAAAGAATAAAACCAGTTTCAACCATGGTCTGTATTCTCTTGCTGTGCAAATAACAATTACATTGCCTTTTGCTTTTTCCTCTTTTGCCAATTTCACAAGATTGGTTTTCTTGTAAAACAGATTTCTAAAGAAAGTATTTCTGCGATAAAAAGCAGATAGGCTTTCCCCGTTTGGTGTTTGTCCTAAGACAAGCGTTTCATCATAATCAAATATTACTATTTTCATTTTTTCATCCCCTTCAAAATGGAATATAAAATATCCCGTTGGTTTTCTAGGCGTTTTAATTCTTTGCCTAGGTTTAGATCAGTACGCCACCATTGAACCTCATGCCGTTTTTTATCAAGCTCAGCATTGACGCTTGATATCTCATGAAGGATTTTTAATTGTAGTTTTCTGCTCATGCCTTATTATAACGCTAAAGCGACATATAACGCCACCTATTTATTTGCTGCCGTTTACCCCCCAGCATAAAAGTAGACCTTGTGTCAAATCTTTATGATATTTTCTGTCACAAGATTTGACAAGTCATATGCGGGTGTGATAAAATCGGCGCCCAAATGAGAATCATTCTCATTTGGAAAACCTGGTCTACCTTAAAATTTGCTATAAGCAAATTTTAAGGGTTGTCGACCCAAAGGTCAAGTTATGTGACAGTTGTGTGACAGGTTTTCCCTATCACAAAACAGACAAGAATGCAAATTTATTTTATATTTTTTGTCATGCGATTTGCATTTGAAATCTAGGTGTGATATTTTAGGCGCCAAATGAGAATCATTCTCATTTAGAATTTTACCCAAAAAAAGAGGTGATCAAAAAATGACCACCTCTAAGATTGCTATTTGTCATGGGCAATCAATCCATGTTTCATGGGATATGAAATTATTTGTTGCCCCCAAAGTCTAATATCCCTTGAAGGTTTTTTAATTTCGAATCCTCGATTGGTTTTGCAACCTCTCGTTTTCTCATCTTCTCGGCAGACGAAAGCCTGTCTCGAAGTAATGTCCATGAAACAGATTTTACATTGTTCAAAAAGTCCTTTTTGAATTCTGTAAAATGTCTATCAACGAACAATCTCGCTAGTTCGAATTCAACCCTCGAATCATCTAAGGCTGTATGCGATTCTATGTAATCAGTATGTTTATTAATATACCTAGTCATGACCTCGGCAGAGTAGCCGAAATTTTTGCCCGAATGAGACATAAAGTTTTCTTGTTCGTCAGCATCAAGGTTATCAATGTATTTAAAATAGTTTCTATCAACGATTTTTCTAACATACATATCTTGCAAACAGAATTTGTTAAAATCCCAAGTTGGCAAAATTGCTGAATGATTCAAGTTGCGATTAGTAATATCAATCGCTGAAGAATCAAACGCCCAATTATAAGAGCCTACACAATCCACCATTGAAACATCAGCGTGTAAAACGCTCATTATGAAATCCCAAGATTGCACCATGCTTGGCTCATCAAAAGCGTGGCGTTGCGTTTGCTCGGCTCGGCTGTCGATTTTCCAAAATTGACGATTGCCAGTTTCTTTATTGACAAAGGTATGTTTCCAAAAGGATAGGGGCAGAAATTCCTTTACGAAAAATCTGCGTTCTATCTTCGGTGCAGTAGCGTTTCTCAAATCTCCCATAACCCACCCAATATCATAAATGAGTTTATTATGTTCAGATTTAAAATGGGTTTCAGTGTCCAAGACCAAACCAGTAAATTTAGTTTTCATCTTGTAATTGCCCCCATTAGAATCGTAAAGCAAAGCGTTGAACATATTGCAGTGCCAATAAGGATTAATAAGTCATCAATCCAAATAGACGAATAAGCAATATTGTCAAAGCATTGACCATTGATCTCGCTAGTTAATATATATTCACCTTGCATATAGCACATGAACCCAAATGCGATCACGCCCATAGAGGACACAATCATTATAATATTATGTATCATAATATCTCCCATAAAATGGGGGGTGTGTAATGCCACCCCCCTAAACATATCTATCTTAACATATCGGCAAATCGTTCGAGAACAGAACGCTTAGGCTTCTTAATGAAACCCACACATTCTAAGAAATACATTCGAGTATTATTCGAATCCTCTAACAAGTCATCTTGCCATGTATCTCTTTCACGATTAGTTTGCCTAAGCCATGAGCCATAACCTTGCTCAAGGTCATGGATCATCTCGGCATGGACAACATGGAAAAGGCTCATGCGAACACCCCCCCAAGCTTTGCTAACATCAAGATGTTAAGTGTTATGCCAGTATAGTTACCTATGCTGTATAGCCTTAGATTCGAGATGTTAGTGTCATGGCTATTACGATATTGGTAACAGCATAACCCTATCAATAATGATGAGTGCATCATTATCGCATTGCCCAAAATAAGATTAGGTATGATAGCGAGTTGCACAAAGCACAACCCAACATAGCCAACCTTATTAACAGATTTTTGTTTAGCAATCTGTTTCTGCTCAACAGCATTGATCATCTGCATTCTGTCATTCAATGATGATTGCTGTTTCCAAGTCTTAGAATATTTCATATTCTCTCCCATAAAATGGGCGTTGATTAATGGCAACGCCCTTACCATGTTAGACCAAGTCTCTTAACCATTCTAATAAAACATTCTTAGAAGAACGATTTAAAGAGGTGGCTAATTCGCCCTTGATATCCCAACCCTTTTGAGTACATACAAATTCGAGTATCTCTCTCTTTGTATGTTTCTCTAAGGGTTTCTTTTCTTTATCAGTCATAGTATTTCCCATGATTTTTGTTTTTGTTTTGCTTACCCTATTGATCTATAGTGTGAGCTAGGAATTTTCTTAACCTCTTTGTGTATCCGTTTACGGCTTTCGCGTCGGCTCTTGATCTCGCAAGAGGGGAGAGGTTCTCATGTTGGGGTTGCGAACCCCCTCTCCCTATGCCCTATTATAAGCGATATATATAGCGTGTTGCAAGAACCCTTTTAAAGCGTCGTTTCAGAGCATATTTTGAGGTAGCAAAAAGGCACGAGCCGAATCGGTTAGATCAAATGGATTGAGAATGTCAAGCATATATATATTTATTTTTTAAAGCCTTGCATATAAGATACATACATGGTAGGGGGGTTCATTGACTACCTTTTTGCTGACTCGCTGGGCACCCCCACACGTACAACTTTCAAAAATTTTGATTTTTTGAAAATAACGCAGCGATCAGTATCATGATGATACCTAGGGAAAATATTTCTTGACACCAGAGTTAAATTTTAGTATAATATACAAATGAGTAAAGAAATAGCAACCAAAATGAGTCCTGAAGGACTAGAGATCGCAAACACATACCTTGAACACGGAAGTATCCCGGCCGTCTGCCGTAAACTCGGTGTAAGTGAAAATGAAGTTAGTGATATCCTAAACAAACGAGAGATCAAAACTTATATCGACACTGTGTTTCTAGACACAGGATATAGAAACAGATTCAAAATAACTGAAACGCTAGATATGCTCATCGAGAAGAAACTTGAGGAATCTGAGGAGACTGAGATTTACACAAACAAAGACATGGCAGATTTATTACAGATGGCACATAAGATGAGGATTGATGAACTAAAAGCACAAACCGATTATGAGAAAGCAAAAGCACAGACTGTAAAAACCCAAGTCAACATACAAGACAATAGTGGTACACCTTTTGGACAAGGTAACTACGGAGAACTTATTAAAAAATTAATGAAGGACTAATAAGTTCGGACACATACTGTGTCAAGTTTGATTTAGCAACTGCTTAAATCATAGGGAGAAAAGAATGAAAAGACTAGTTTTATTAACTGGCCTAGTAGCGTTTATGCCTTTGCAGGTTTTTGCTCAAGTGGATCAAACTGGTACAGGTTGTGCCAATGGAACACAATATTGCGAAAATAATACATTAGATACTACTAACAACACAACAACAAATAATACCAATACTAACGCCAACACAAATACCAATACAAATACCAATACAAATAATAACACTAATAATAATACTAATACCAACGCAAACACTAACGTCAACACTAGTACTAATACCAATACTAACGCTAACACAAATGTTAACACTAACACCAGTAATAATACTAATGCAAACACTAATACAAACAATAATACTTCAAATAGTACCAATAACAATACTAATAGCAATACCAATACTAATGTTAATACATCTTCTGTTAACTCGACTTCGACTTCAGCTAATGTCAACACTAATACCAACAACAACACTAATACTAATAATAGTACTAGTAACAACACTAGTAATAACACTAATACAAACGTCAACAACTCAACTTCTGACAGTAATGTAAAAACTGATAACAATAATACTAATAACAATAATACTAAATCAGATAATAGAAACGAAAACTATAATAAATCTGAATCAGTACAGACAATTAACCAGAATGTTAAGTCTCCACCTCCAAGTGCTATCGCACCTTCAATTATGTCATATTCGCAAGACTTATGTACTAGTGGAGTATCAGGAGCAGTTCAGACTCAAGTATTTGGTTTCTCTGGCGGAAAAGCGATTGTTGACAAAAATTGTGAAAGATTAAAACTGTCTAAGTACTTATACGACATGGGAATGAAAGTAGCATCGGTTGCTTTACTATGCCAAGACGAAAGAGTATTCTCTGCAATGGAGATGGCTGGAACACCTTGTCCTTATATGGGCGAAATTGGTAAGAAAGCTACTGTAGCATGGGAAGAAAATAAAGAAGATAAACCTAACTATGTAGAAGTAGTAGAAAAAGGAAAATCTTGTAAACGAAAAGGCGGAAAAGCTCCAGGCGCAGTCTGTAAATAAATGAAACTGGCAAATCTTACTCTTGTACTATTAGCTGTGTGGGCAGGCCCCGCTGCAGCTCAATATGTGTATGAGACTGACCAAGCCTTAATAGATTTACAAAATAATTATATAGCTACATCTTACAATTTTAATGTTGGAGATGATCAAGTATCCTCGATGCACAGCCTAGGGTTTACTTTTGACTTTTATGGTGAAGCTTTTACAGAAGCTAGAATGGCAACTAATGGTTGTCTACATTTCAAAAGTAGTGGTGCATACTGTAACGACTACACTCCCGATCCCTTAACAGGGCAACACACCTTTACTATGTATCCTTTTTGGACAGACCTCATACGAGACAATGGCTCAAAAATGTTAGCTAGAAATTTTAGCGATAAAACAGTATTTGGTTGGTATGGCATGAGAGAATACAATCGTGCTTCGGATAATAGCTTTGAAGTCATACTATGGCAAGATGATAACTTTGAATTTAGGTATGGCGCTTTAGATGTTATTAACCATGATATACTTATCGGAGAAACTGGTGGAAGTAAAGCAGAAGCATATACTTACTACTATCACGATGAGTGTAATACAGGTACAACAAATGCTTCTAACTGTGTAAATACAAACTGGAACAATATCAGTATGAATAATACACTAGAAAGCGGTGGTTCTTTATACGGAGCAGGTAGTGGTAACTCTATTGACTGTAGCGACCCTTTAGCTAACTCATCTTGTGCAGGATATGCATCAGCTTATCTAAGTGCACAATGTGACGTTGACCAACTCTACTCAGAGTCATGCCCGTACTACTGGCCTGCGTACGATGACCAACAATGTGACCAAGATCCTCAGTATGCTCCTTTTTGTCAAGGGTATGCTTCACAAGATTCTGTAGCCTACTATGATGATGATATGGACGAATATGGATATGACGATCATAATGGGTATAGTGAAGAAGATATGTGGTACGATGAAGAATTCGATGAATACCTTGACCCAAGTGACCCTTGCTATGAAGGACGTTGTGATAACTTTACTGATGCAGACTGGTATGCACTAGATGTAGAAGAATTTGGACAAGATCAAGCAGATGCACTATACGGTGGTACAGTTGCTTTCAATGACGACGGAATGGTGGACTTTGAACGAAGTGATATGGATCAATATGAAGACCTTGACATGCAGTTTGATATTATGGATCAAGAGGTAGAAGAATTTCATACCTATGTAGATACTTATCAACAACAACATGACGAACCTTTCGATATCTTAGGGGGGTATGGCACAGAAGCACTACTTGAAGACTTCGAATTCCAAGTTTTAGTACTAGAAGATAGATTACGTATGGAAGAAGAACGATACGAAGAATTTGAACAATTTGAAGATTTTGAAAATTTCGAAGAAGATTTCGAAGAGCAGTTCGAAGAGTACCTAGAAGAAGAAAGGTATACTGAAGAAGATTTTGAAGAGGAATTTTACCCAGAGGAAGAGATCTTTGAAGAAGAATTCGTTGAAGAAATTTTTGAAGATATACAAGAGATGCGGGAAGAAATGATCGAAGAAGAGCTAATGGCAGAAAGAGAAGAAATTTTCGAAGCTGAAGAATTAGCAGCGGAAGAGGCTCCACAAATTATCGCATTCTCAGAGCCTGCAAAACAAACAGACAGATCGTCCAGAAGGGCGGCCGCAAGAAGAATCGTTCAAGGAACTATTGCAGCGGCAACAAGAAGTACAGATTATAGTGGAAGCAGTGCAGGAGCATCTGCAACCCAAACAGGAAGTTCAAGAGCATCAGGTGGCGGTGGCTCGACAGGTGGAGGAGGAATTAGTAGTTCTAGTTCTCCTAGTATGTCAGACCAGTTTGCAAGTTCTTCACAACAAACACAACAAGTTTTATCAATGAGCCCAAGTAGTGCTGTAGCAAGTAATACTGGAGGAGGATCATCTTTCTCAAGCTCATCAAGTTCATCTAGCTCAACAACATCTGTATCTATCACTCCTATGCCAGGAATGGGTGGTACAGCTACTGGAGCTATGGTGGACGTACAAGTTTCTAACTTATCTGGAGAGATTGATACTGCAATGTCTGGAGCTATGACAGCTTCCGAAGCAGATACTATTGCAGATCAAATTGTAGCAGCTAACATTGACGAGCAGCAAGATCAAGGAGAAAGCACTCAAGACGAGACAGGAAAATATGGTGACGAGAGTACTCTTGTAGCCTACTTAGGATATGTGCCAGGATTCAATGCCTACACAAATGCACAACTTCCTAAACAAACAAGCTGGTATGAGCCAAGATCACTTGACGGTGGTGTTATAGGCGACAATGTACTAGCATTTTATGAACTAGCAGGAACTAATATGAGAAATATGACTGCTATGGTTAATTCACAACCAAATTTATTAGGAGAATAAGATGAATTTCTTAGAAAATAAAGTAACACAATTTATAGCACTAGTTGGTATCATAGGTACGCTAGCAGGATTTGGTTACACAGGCGCCACTTATGTTAATAGGATAGATAACCTAGAAGCAAAGATTGGTGGCGTAAAAGAAGCCGATGACGGGCTTGGAGCAATCGAATTAAGGATTGAAGCTATGGAAACTTCTATTGAGTTTTTAAGTGCAGGTCTATTACAAAGTGATGATGAAGCAAATGAACGTATTCTACGTTTAGATAAAATGTCAGAATCTGTATCAGATCTTAAATCTAACATTGCTACACTTAATGCCGAAGTAAAAAATCTAAAAGAAGATACTGAAGGCAATCCACTAAGCGGATGAACACAGAAAAATTCCCAAGTCAACTTCAGTTGAACTTTCAATCGAGAGATGCAACACCCACAGAGATTGACCAGTGGCAAAAAGAAAGTCCTGACTATCATGAGACAGTAAAGAATGTTATGGGAGCAGTAATTGCTGGTTCCATATTTCAATTCTTTACTTTGTTCTCAATGATTCTAGCCTTCTATATTATAGACATAGGACTAAATAACTCGCACTAATGCGTATTTTAATACTACTAGTAAGTATACCCTTGCTTACAAGTTTTATGGGCATACCAAGTCACATAGCTACTCCGCCAACACTTCTCCAAACCTTTGAATACTGTAGAGATAAACTCTATACAAAGTATCCCGACGAAATGTTACAAGAGGAGTGGCGTACCTGTATGGAGAGATAAATGAAAAATCCAAAACTAAAAGAATATCTAATGACAACAACAGATCCAGAATTACTAGCAGACTTTTTACTACTAGTATTATGGGGAGTAATTATAGGTTCGTTTATAGGCGTATCATCAATACTATTAAGTTTAGTACTAGGATAGAACTTCATTCAAGTACCTAAATACAATAACCAAGTAAAAAATAGTTCTTGACATCAAGTATCAATTTTGATATAATTACTACATAGAATTTTATATTCAAAGCAACAGGGCAACTTATATGAGCGGGATTCAAGATAATCACGAAGAAATTATGGAAGTAGACGCAAGACTCACAACACATGAAGCGATCTGTGCCGAACGCTGGAAAACTGTATTCAATCAACTTGAGGGAATAGAGAAGCGATCAGGCATACGATTTGATAATGTAGGAGACTCTATTACTCGTCTAGAAACCATACTAATATCAGCCGCAGCAACAGGATTGCTTGCCGGAGTTGGCTTATTAATTACTCATCTTTCAATGATGCCTTAAAGGAAAACTTATGAAAACATTATTAACATTACTACTAGCAGTTACAATGACACCAGTCTTTGCAGACATGTCAGGTTCTATGCAACTTACTTCAGATTACTTCTGGAGAGGTGCAACACAAACACAAGGAAAAGCAGCAATTCAAGGTGGCGTTAGCTATTCTAAGGATAGTGGCTTCTATGCAGGTGCATGGGGTTCAACTGTAGACTTTGGAACTGAAACTGAAATTGAATATGATCTATACACAGGCTATGCAGTCGCTTTAGATGACTTAGCTATTGATGTAGGAATAATTCAATATAACTATGATGGTGAAGTGGATTCTGTCGAAGAATACTACTTAGTAATGAACTACGGGTGGGCATCATTTGGCTTTTGGTTTAATGATAGTAATATAGATACAGACTATACTCAAATAGAAGTAGACCTTCCTTTCCTTACATTTGCAGACGTTACCCTTAGATTGGGTGAGTTTGGAGATGACACTAATTTTACACAACTTACTTTCGCAAAAGATATCGGAGAGAACTTCACATTAGCACTAGAAGTAGTGTCTGAAGAATCTGATCTTCTTGACCTTGAAGAAAGAATGGCATTTACCCTACGATACAGGTTTTAATGGCATACTCACAAAAAGTAGTACAACGCTTTGAAGACGTACTAAACAATCCTGCAAAACATTCAGTTGGAAGGTTTGACCCTAAAGACCCAAATGTTGCAACAGGCATGGTCGGCGCACCAGCATGTGGCGACGTAATGAAACTAGACTTAAAGTTTGATGATAACGACAGAATACTAGATGTTAAATTCAAGACTTATGGTTGTGGTTCAGCAATCGCTTCCTCTACAATGTTTGTAGAAATGTTAAAAGGACGCACAATAGAAGAAGCAAAATTAATTAAAGACAAGGACATCGCAGATGCTCTTGAATTACCTCCCATTAAACTTCATTGCTCTGTACTAGCCGAAGGTGCTATTACACAAGCTCTACAAAAATGGGAAGAAAAGAAAGCGCACAGGCTACATAACGGAGGCCCTGAATAATGGAAAACGAATATCAAACAAAAGACATGAAGTCATCACAAACAAAAATGAAAGAACCTAAGCCAAGTGGAATGAGTCCACCTGAGCATATGGAAGATGGCGCAATTTTTGAGAAAGACGGAATGTTTTTCTTTAAGTGGAAAGGCGGAGAGTGTGGCTATGCTTCACATTCAGATGCAGAGGCTGGTTTACAGAAAGTTAGTGGCAACCCTAGCTAAGATAAGAGACTGGTGGTACTGGTTTCTTGGTTGGTTTGTAACTTATCATGAATTACAGGTAAGTTATAATAGTCAATGGGGTGATGCAGACGATCAAACTTTTATTGTACGCAAATTTTACAAAAAACAACCAAACTATATTCGATTTAAAACACAAGACGGAGATATAGTTGAACTACGAGGCGCGGAAGGTCTCAATTACAGGATAAAAGAATTATGATAGAACTAATAGTAATAATATTACTACTTGGTTGGACAGACAGTCCAAGCGAACAAAAGCAAGAGACTGTACCAACGATGCCACCTGCACCAGTAATGGAAGTACCAGATAATGCAGTTAATACAACTACTGTAACAGCTTTAGCAGAAGTACTTACAGCAATTACACAAACAGGAACAAGTACATCAACAAATACAGCAACAAACACGAACACAGATACAAGTACAGGTACAAACACTTCAACAAGTACAGCAACGGCGCAAGAAATTATAGAAAGCTTAAATACAAGCACAGCTACAACAACAGTAACAGCAACTAGTACAAGTACTGGAACAAGTACAAGTACAAGCAGCTCCACAGGAACATGAATCAGATATTTATAGGAATTATACTAATCTTAGGTTTTAGTACTTACTATTTTTATAGTGAGAATCTGATATTAGCTGGAAACAACTTAGCACTAGAAGGTGCAGTCGCAACGCAGGAAGCAGCTATAGAAAGTCTCAAAGGAGACTTCCAGCTTCAGACTACCCAGTTGCAAGAACAAACACTTAAAAGCCAAGAGGCTCAGAGAGAGTTAAATCGATACAGTGATTTTATAAAGAATTACAAGCTATCAGCAAAAATATTAGAAAACCCAGTAGAAATGGAAAGGAAAATAAATAATGGAACAAAACACGCATTTGAGGACATTGAGAAACTTAGCAATACCGTTGACAATCTTGATGACGGCCTCCAGTTGCAGTCTACTATCAACTAAACAGATAGAAGTAACTGCCAAACCAATGGAGCGAACATTTGTTCAACCCGTTATGCCCCGAGAAATAAATCTTGGTGTACCACAATGGATTGTGGTAACTCCAGATAATTGGGAAAGTCAATTAGAAAGAATTAAAAGCCAGGAAGGTGAAGTACTTTTCCTAGCTATGACAGTACCAGACTATGAAGTTATGTCTGTCAACATGAAAGAATTAAAAAGGTATATAACCGAACTGAAAGATGTAGTAGTCTATTATAAAGAAGTTACTGCACCTCAGACTGATGCACAAAAACAGAATTAAAATCTGTAATACTTGCGATCAGTATACAAAGTTTAAGGTGTGTAAAGCATGCAAATGTTTTATGCCACTTAAAGCAAGGCTTACTAGGGCATCATGCCCAAAAGGCAAATGGGAGAAATAAATGGATTGGTTAAAAAAGAGAGTTTCCGAGAGAACATCTTGGGATGGAGCAGTAATCATCGTTGTATGTAGTTTAGTACTATTTACAGGTGGAGTAGCTAAGTTATTAGCACTAGGAGGCCTATGCTACGGTGTATGGACTTGTTACGAGGCTGAATAATGCCTTATCACACTAAGCCTAAAAAGGGTAAAGGTAAAAAGAAAAAGCCCGGCAAGAAGAAAAGAGGTATGAAATAGTGCCTGCTACACGTAAAAGAAAAAAAGCGCCTAAAGGGTTTCATTATATGCCCAATGGCAAGCTAATGAAGGGTACTAAACGTGGCAAAAAGAAAAGCTAAACCTAAAGGTTTGTATGCAAATATGAACAAACGTAAAAAAGCTGGTACTAGTAGAAGTAAAAAGAAATCTACTGTAACCAAGAAAGCATTTTCATTTATGAAAAGAGGCTTTAAAAAGATAACGAGGAAAAAACGTGGCAGTAAAAAGAAGAAGTAAGCCTAAAAAGTCCTCAAAGTTAAAAAGAGTGGGCGTATCGGGATTCAATAAACCAAAGCGTACGCCCAATCACCGAACAAAGTCTCATGTAGTTGTAGCCAAGGTTGGTACAAAAACTAAAACCATTCGGTTTGGACAACAAGGGGTGTCGGGAGCAGGAAAATCTCCAAAAACAATGGCACAAAGAAAAAGAAGAGCCTCATTCAAAGCTCGTCACGCCAAAAATATAGCTAAAGGCAAAATGTCAGCAGCATATTGGGCAAATAAGGTAAAATGGTAAACAAATTTAAACAAAAAGCTAAACAACTTTGGAACATAATCAATGGTACAGACAGAAACCTAGATGGTAAAGTCGATATCGAAGATGCAATGTTAGCAGCAAGGCAAAAAAGCAAGAAACGTTCAAAGAACGTTAAGGAGAGATAGAAATGTCTATGAGATTAATGGCAGCAGAAGTTGCTTGTGGTACCAATGTTGGAGCAGCTTCAACTTTTGAGAACGCAGTATATGTAAGACTAGTAAATTCTGGAGCATCAACAAGGTTAGTAACTGTAGCAAATGCAGCAGATACAACATTAGCTTCAATTACAATCGCACCAGGGGAAGTAACCTTCCTAACTAAAGATCAAGACCATCAAATATTTGCAGCACATGCTGAAGTATTAGGTGTTCCGATAATATGGAGCTAAACTTGGATAATAAAGAGTGGTTAGAAGATATTGCTGCTTACAGCACTTCTACACTCGCTTTACTTAATAGAAAAGCAGAAAAATCCAAACAGATTTCCGATGGAGATCAAGTTATGAGTGAAATATGTATTGGGTACTTGTATCTTTTACATACACTAAACACACAAGGGATATTGGAAACAAAATCAATAGGTAACGCATTAAATAGAACTGTGCACTAATGTTAGATATTAGTAGAACAGACATAGTAAGTGATTCGTTTATGGACTTTCCAGCAGCGGATCGATTCATCAAGTTACCTATAGATTCCTACCTTGATCTGTTAGGGGTACAACCTAATAGTTCACAGACTGCATTAATCAATGCCGTCAACAACCCAAAATATAGATTCGTTTGTGCCGCTATTTCTAGACGGCAAGGAAAAACATATATAGCAAATGTTATCGGGCAACTTGTTTCACTCGTGCCAGGTTCAAACATTCTAATAATGTCACCTAACTACTCTTTGTCTCAAATATCATTTGACTTACAAAGACAACTTATTAAACATTTTGACTTAGAAGTTACAAAAGATAACGCAAAAGACAAAGTAATAGAACTATCAAATGGCTCTACTATACGTATGGGTTCAGTAAACCAAGTCGACTCTTCTGTAGGAAGATCGTACGACTTAATAATTTTTGACGAAGCAGCCTTGGCTGATGGCAAAGACGCATTTAACGTCGCCCTTCGTCCTACACTAGATAAAGATAATAGTAAAGCAGTATTTATATCTACTCCTCGGGGTAGAAATAACTGGTTTGCAGATTTTTATCACAGAGGGTTCAGCGATGAGTTTCACGATTGGGCATCAATCAGAGCAACTTATCACGAAAACCCACGCTTCAGTGATGATGACATCAGAGAAGCAAAGAAAGCTATGTCCTCAGCAGAGTTTGCCCAAGAATATATGGCAGATTTCAACACATATGAAGGACAGGTATGGAATTTTAATTTTGAAGAGTGTGTTGCAGACTTAAGTCAGCTAGATACTAGTAATATGGATGTGTTCGCGGGATTAGATGTTGGGTATAAAGATCCAACAGCATTGTGCGTCATAGCTTATGATTGGGATCAGCAAAAATTTTATCTTATAGATGAGTACATGGACGCTGAAAGAACTACAGAACAGCATGCTATAGAAATTCGCCGAATGATAGACAAATATAGTGTTGATTACATTTATATCGATTCAGCAGCACAACAAACAAGGTTTGATTTTGCTCAGAATTATGATATTTCTACTATTAATGCTAAAAAATCTGTTCTAGACGGAATCGGGCATACAGCGGGTATCATAGATAACGATAGATTGATAATAGATCAAAGATGTTCACAAGCATTGTCATGTGTAGATCAATACCAATGGGATTCAAATCCCAACTTACTGAAAGAAAAGCCAAAACATAATATGGCAAGTCATATGTCAGACGCACTTAGATATGCGCTGTACACATTTCAAGAATCTTCAGGGAGTTTTTAGTTTTGACCTGCCTAAAAATAAGTGTTGACATGAAGGTGAATTTTTGGTATAATTTTATATAAATAGGAATTTATGGATTTAAAACGAGATTTAGTCAAGTACGTCAGAGATAAAGCGAAATCTAAATATAAGAAAGACACCCAGTGCTTTATCTGTGGTGACACAGAACATTTAGACTTCCACCATTTCTACGGAATGACTGAGCTTCTTGATACTTGGTTGAAAAGTAAGAAAATTACGATAACATCAGCCGACGAGATCATGGGAATTCGTGAAGAGTTTATTGAAGAATTTACTAACGAGATTTACAATGAAGCTGCTACACTATGCAAAGCCCACCATCAACGGCTACACAGTATCTATGGTAAGAGACCTACACTGGTGACAGCACTTAAACAAAAAAGATGGGTGGAAAAACAGAGAGAAAAACATGGCATGGTATGACAGAATATTAGGTAGAGACGTTCAGGATCAGGAAAAACTGAACCCTGCACAGTCATTTATCGGTATGGACGAGGGTATGACGATTGACACCCGAGAAATCAAAGACAATTACAGATCAGCCTACGAAGAACTAGAAGTAGTTAATCGTGCTGTAAATATGATAGTAGACGATTCAGCTGACATTAAATATGATGTTGGAAATAAAGTAAATGGAATAACACCAGTTGTAGATAATGTTCGAAGAACTCGTGTTGACTTATTACTTAATAAAGAACCGAATCCGTTTCAAGATGTTAATACTTTTAAGAGAAATCTTATAATTGACCTACTGATAGACGGAAACATCTTCGTATATTTTGATGGAAGGCATTTATATCATCTTCCAGCACAGAACGTAACCATTCATTCTGATACTAGTACTTACATTGAGAAATTTACATATGATGGTCATGTTGACTATTCTACGAAAGAAATAATACATATTAAAGAAAACTCATTCAAATCAATATATCGTGGAACTCCAAGGTTAAAACCAGCGTATCGAACAATGTATTTACTAGATAACATGAGGAAGTTTCAAGACAACTTCTTTAAGAATGGAGCAGTTCCAGGATTAGTACTTAAAAGCCCTAACACTCTTTCCGACAGAATTAAGGAAAGAATGCTGCAAAGCTGGTCTACTAGGTACAATCCAAAAAACGGCGGTAAACGCCCTCTCATCTTAGATGGTGGTTTAGAAGTTGATAGTTTGACGAAGATAAACTTCAAAGAACTCGACTTTCAATCATCCATTCAAGCGAATGAGAAAGTAATTTTAGAAGCTATGGGCGTACCGCCAATACTTCTAGATGGTGGGAACAATGCCAACATTAGACCCAATCACAGACTTTATTACTTGGAGACAATTCTCCCTATAGTAAGAAAAATGTCATATGCCTTTGAAAGATACTTTGGTTTTGAACTAAGTGAGAATGTTACAGACATTCCTGCTTTACAACCAGAGTTAAGAGACCAGGCTGCATATTATGCAACACTAGTCAACACAGGTATTATGACGCCAAACGAGGCTAGAGACCAACTAGGACGTGAACCTTTAGAAGGGCATGACGAACTAAGAGTCCCAGCTAACATAGCGGGTAGCGCAGCTAACCCCACAGAAGGTGGACAACCACCACAAGAAGAGGAACAGGATAATGGCGAATAAGAAAGCAGTACTTGAACACTTAGCAAATTTTTTTGCTGAACAAGGAAAAGTTTTAACACCAAGTGAATATAAGTCTATGGGGAACGATGACGTACCTATGAGATTTATGGTTGCGAAAAGACCTTTCGGGTCTTGGTCGCGAATGACTCAGATGTTAAAAGTTAACTTTCCAGACCAATGGGCCAAAGCTAATCAACAAGCAGCACCTACTCCAGCAAAAGCTGAAGTAAAAGCCGCTCCAAAGACAGCAAAGGCAGCTCCCAAAAAAGCTAAGGAATAGGTAGGACATATGGAGAAAATTTTTCATTGGACAAATACATTCAAGACTCTAGGTGAGGACGATGACGGTGGTGTTAATATTAAAGGATTAGCATCTACTAATGCAATCGACCGTGCTGGAGATGTAATCAATCATGATGCATGGATAAAAATGAACGGATTAGAGAACTATAAAACTAACCCAATCGTTTTATTTAATCATGATTACAACAAACCTATTGGTCGCGCAACTTCACTAGAAGTTACAGAAAACGGTCTGGAATTTGGAGCGAAAATCTCTAAATCTTCAGGCGAAATCAAAGATCTTATTAAAGATGGTGTTCTTGGGGCCTTTTCAGTCGGTTTCAGAGTCAAGGATGCAGATTATAACTCAGAAACTGATGGATACACAATAAAAGATGCCGAACTATTCGAAGTCTCAGTTGTCAGTGTACCGTGTAACCAGGGAGCAATGTTCTCGGTTTCAAAGTCATTCGACAGCATGGACGAATATAACGAGTGGAAAACGCACTTTAATAATAAAGAGGCTCAGATTACTTCTGCGCCACAAGCCGAGGATAAAACCTCACAACAGGAGACTAAAATGTCAAATGACACTAAAATCCCCGAAGCTAACATCGACTTGAAAGCTTTTGCAGAAGAAGTAGCAAAATCAACTGCTGCTAAAATTGCAATGCAACAAGCCGAAACTAAAGCTAAGGAACTTGCAGATGCAGAAGAAAAAGCAGTACAACTAGAAGTTGAAACTGCTGAAAAAGAAGCTAAACAAGACGAAGTTAAAACAATAGTCGAAGTCGGAATGTCAGGAGCTCAACAGCTCATGAATGACGTTGAAAAACGTGTTTCAGAAAAACATGATGACCTAGAAAAAATTGTTAACGAACTTCAAACTGAACTCAAAGATAAAAAAGAAGAGATCGACGCAATTCGTGAATCTAAAAGAGTCTTTGGTGACAGACAAAATGGCGACTGGAAAAAAGCATTCGAAGCAGATATTGATGACGCTTACGTAATGGGTTTAGCCACAGGTAAAGGTTGGGATACTAAACTTGCACACAATACAATGGAAAAAGTAAACGCACACTCAGGTGTTGGTGTTTCATCCGCTGATTTTGAGCAAACAGTTTCAACTAATATCGAAAGAGATATTCAATTAGAACTAGTATTAGCTCCGTTATTTAGAGAAATCCAAATGACTTCAGCTACTCAAATCATTCCAATTCTACCAGATGCTGGGTACGCTGAATTTACAGCTAACCAAACAGCTACCGGAACTACTCCGCATGGTAACTTGGAAGAAAGAGGCGATACTTATGACTCAACAATGTCAGGTATTGACTTAACTGAAAGAACTCTTTCAACCAAAAAACTCATCTCACAATCCTACTTAGGTAATGAGACAGAAGAAGATGCAATCTTGCCAATTCTACCATTGATTCGTGAATCAATCGTTAGAGCACATGCAAGAGGTATTGAAAACGCACTACTATTGGGTAACCATGCAGACGGCGTTTACGGTACAAGTGGAGCAGCTTTTGAAGGACTAGTCACAATGGCTGGGGCTAACAAAACTCAATCCGCAACTGCATTTGCTTCAGAATCCTTGACAGCTCTTGATTTATTAAAAGCTAGAAAGAACATGGGTAAATATGGAATGAATCCAGCTGATGTAGTATACATCATTAACACAACAGAATACTTCAACTTATTACAAGATGCAGAATTCCAAGATGTTAATCTAGTTGGTTCAGAAGCAGTTAAACTACGTGGCGAAATTGGTTCAGTCTATGGCTCTAAAGTCATCGTCTGTGACGAATTCAAAACACCAGCCGTATCTAAATTCTACGGTTGTGCAGTTTATGCAAAGAATTATCTAATGCCTAGATTAAGAGGTGTAACAATCGAATCTGACTACGAAGTAGCTAATCAGAGACGAGTACTTGTTGCTTCTCAAAGAATTGGATTCACCGATATGATCGATGCTTCTACTTCAACTTGGGCACTTCAGTACAAAGGTAGTTAATACCTAATGCGAATATTTGGAGGGGGTTTAACTCCCTCCAATGTTTTTAAGAAAAAATTATGGCAGATTTAGTAACATTACAACAATACAAAGACTTCGCTGGATTACAGGGAGTTCAAAATGACGCAAGAATCAATACTATTATTGATCAAGTAAGTCAATTAGTAAAAAGTTATTGTAGTACTACTATTATAGATTATGCCGCAACCAATAAAACTGAATTCTTTACAGTTAAAGATGATTTAGTCGATACTATTATTTTGGAAGAATCTCCAATTATAGCTGTAGTATCAGTAGAAGAACGAACAGGACAAGCAGATCCATATGTCACCCTCATTACGGAAAATTCCAATAATAGTGGTAAATATGAATATGTAGTCAATGACGACTCTGACAGTATTACTCGTACGAGTGGTTCTGGAAATAAGAGCTGGCCTAAAGGCCCAAAGAGTGTCAAAGTAGTGTACAAAGCAGGTTATGTTTCTACACCAGACGATTTAAAACTAGCAGTATTTGATTTGATCAAGTACTACTTAAAAGACGAACGAAAAGAAAGAATGTCGATTGCAGGAGCAACTGTTGAAAATGCAGTATCTTCTAGCTTAACCGGTAATATAGGTTTTCCAGATCATATCAAGCGAATACTTGATATGTATAAAATCTATAGCTAGTGGCAATAAAATTAATTGAAGAACGGTTTAATAAACTTTTAGAAGATTACAACACATCAATAAAAGGTGGCTTTGTTAAAGGTTTACCCGACAATACATTTGTAGATATAGAAATTGGTGGATCAGAAGGAATAGCCGCTTTTATAGTAGTAACAAATAAACTGTTAAAAGATGAGAAAGAATTAAATAAATTAAATAATACTGTAACATGGACAAAAGCTCTCAAAAGTGTAGCAAGAAATGTTCATTCAACTAATATGATGGGTACTATACCTTTACCTAAATGGGACAAAAGCAAAATGAATACTCCCGGACTATATAAGTTACTAGGTGCAGGAACATCATCAGATCGTATAATAATTCGATCTTATAGAAAAAGAGGGAGAGACAAAGACGATAGAGACATTCGAGCCTTAGCGGCGCAGTTTAGAAATGCACTTTGGGATACTTGGATAAGTCAGAATTATGGCGCTAAAACAGTTGGTGGCTTTGGGGCAAAGGCAATGGGAGGAAACCCAAACATAGCGGGTTCTAAAGCTGCAGGAAGTAGATCTAGATCAAAAAAGGGTAAGATTGATACTAGAGCTTTAGGTTTACAGTTTGCTATAAATACTCCAATCGCACATAGAGAGCAAAGTACAACAGCAGTATACGCATTAAGAGACTTAGAAAATAATGCACCAGCATTAGACCTAAATTTTGGAATAGAAACAAAAGATATAATAGACTTTGTAAAAGAAAGCTTAAGTATAAACTATAACGAAGACAGACGAAAACAGGCACAGGGCGACTATAGTATAAAAACTTATGTAGAGGCTAGGTTTGAACAAAGTAATACAGAACTTACAGATATTGACGGAATAAAAACAGCCGCACTAGCAGGAATAGAAAAGTTTATAAGTGTAAATAGTAACAGGCTTGTTGACATAGATCAACCAGGCAGTAAAACAACAAGACAACAAATAACAGGCGATGTCATAAAAGACATACTAGATAACGCAAAAATAACTTATCAAGGAAAACAAGTAAAAGCAAAGATTACACGAAAAAACAAAACTAAGTTTGATGCAAAACCAAAAAGAGCACAAACTAAACGAAAAGCAAAAGCAGGTAAAAAAGCAAGTAGACTTGCAATGGCAGTTTCAGGAGCCAGTTCTTTAAGAGGAAAAAGACCTCAGAAAGACAAAAGAGAAAAAGTAGGTACTTTACAAAGAATTGAAACACTAATTAACAAAAGATTACCTGCAGAAGTTAGAAGAAATATGGGAAGACCCGCATTAATAAATCAGACTGGCAGGTTCTCAAATAGTACAAAAGTAAATCTTAGAGAAACATCAGCAGGAATTTCAGGTGAATATACATACTTGAGATCTCCTTATGAAACTTTTGAAAATACAGGATCAAGGAAATGGCCAACAGGATATAACCCTAAACCTCTTATTACAAAAAGTATAAGAAATTTAGCACTGCAGTATACTGCACAAAAGTTAGTTAGCCTTAGGAGAGTATAATGGCATCACAATATAGAACAGCAAGAAAGAAAATAGTAGATGCACTGGTGGAACAGATAAAAGAGATTGACGGGAATCACCCGTTTAACTCAAACGTATTTAATAATGTTCATTCAGGAATGATATTTTTAGATCAAATCCAAGAGTACCCAAAAGTTTGTGTAGTCTCAGGGGATGAAACAAGAGAGTATCAACCAGGTGAATTTAAATGGAGATTTCTCAGTCTAGATATAAGAGTTTATGTCGAAGACCAAGAAGATCCCCAAGAGGTCTTAGCCCTTTTAATGGAAGACATTGAAAGAGTCTTAGACAATAATGATGTTTTGACTTATGATGATACCGTAAGTCCAAAACTAACAACGACTTCCTTAACTTTACAGTCGCTATCAACTGATGAAGGAGTTTTAACTCCTCTTGGAATTGGTGAAATAACTATAGAGTGTAGGTATTAATCGAAATTACAAACGCTGATAAAAATCTAGCGACGTACTTTCAAAGACGATAAAATAGGAGAAAGCAAATGGCTTTAAATCTATCAAGAAATACTAAAGTATTTGTGAGCTCAGTAAATGGAGTTGGTGCAACTGGCGGAGTGAAAACTTGTCATGTAACTACTGCAGGAACTGGATACGCCGTAGGCGACATCGTAACACTAGGAACAACTTCTAGTAACGGTACAGGCTTTAAGTGTATAGTAAAAACAATTACTGGAGGCAGTTCAACTGGCCCAGTAGGAAGTATTATGGTACCAAATAACTTTAGGGGCGCAGCATTTGCAGTTGATGAAACTGCAACAGAGAGTGCCGTCCAAAATTACGCAGGAACAGATAATTCTGGCGCATCAGGACTTATTGTAACTGTCGATTCAATCGCAGCAACAACAACAACAGATGGCGCAAGAACAGGAACAGGAAAGTTCAAAGGCAACGAAGTAGATGCTAACACATTCAGAGTTGGTGTACTAGACGGATATAGTTTTTCACAGGGTTCAGACTCAAGTGATGTAACTATCTCAGAAGCTGGTGCAGCACCTAACAGGGGTTCAAAAAGATTCAATGATTCTTTACCACCTGCAGAATGGTCATTCGGTACTTATGTACGACCATTCGTTCATGGCTCAGCAAGTTTTAGAACTGCATTAGACCATGACTGTGTTGAAAACATTCTATGGGCAGCACTATCAGGTACAGCATTACCTGGAGACGCAGCAGCTGATGGACGTGGTGTAGTAGTAGGAACTACTGCTCAAAACGGTTCACAATGTACTTTTGCAAAATCAGATGTTCATGAACTTATGAAACTGAATTTGTTCTTTGCACTAGAAAATACAACATACAGGTTGAACGATGCACAGGTCAACCAAGCAGAAATAGACTTCTCTATTGATGGTATTGCACAGATCACATGGTCTGGTAACGCAACAACTATTGATCAAGTAGGAGAAGCAATCGAAGATCCTTCAAAGTTCATAATTCAAACTACAGCAGAACAAGCACCAACCAGTGCTAATACTGATACATTTGTAGAGACTTATAACTATGTAGATACAACTGGCCCATCAGACGCAGATTACTTGAGAAATAAACTCTCAACACTATATCTTGACGCTGATGCACAAGGTGGTGGATCTTCTTCAAATGGTTTAGATGACAAAACTTATGATATTAATATCACAGGTGGTTCTTTAACTATTGCAAACAACGTTACTTATGTAACACCAGAAACAATTGGTATCGTAGATAAGCCTATTGGCTCATTTACAGGCGCTAGGGTAATTAGTGGTTCTTTAACCATGTACCTTGACACCAAATCAAATGGTTCAAACCAACTATTAACAGATTTATCTGGCGCAACTGACCTTGTAACAAACGTGTTTGACATGCGTTTATACATGGGTGTAGCCGGAGCTGTTGGATCAGATGGTGACGCTATCGGAGCAGACGATTTTACTGCCCCAGGTGTCGAATTTAATATGCCACGTGCTCAATTGTCCATACCGACAGTTGAAGTTGGCGATCTAGTATCTGCATCATTAGAGTTCGCAGCTCATGGTTCAGATCTATTAACTGGAGATGAAATTACAGTTAAATACTTAGGCGGCACTTCGCATACCCAAGCTGGGTATCTAGCGACAGGTGCTACAGCAGTAGACGCCTAGGTCTCATGTCTCATAGTTTTCTCAAGGAGAGTAAGCTATACATAGTATATGGCGGGAACAAGTATAGAATCTATACTACAACCGCCATATCTTTTTCACAAACATTTGCGGAAGATTCGTACCCAGTAAAGACTTTGCACGATCAATCAAAAATGTTACAGAATTCAACTATAACAAAAGCAAATAATGCAAATTTTTCTTTTACCGTTCCTTTAACAGTAGAGAAAGATGAAAGCATAGTCTTAGACTTATTGACTGATTTAGTATCAACAGCTGATGCAGGCATTGCCACTCAGCAACTAAAATCATTCGATATGTATGTACAAACAGGTAGCAGTACTTTTAAAATAGAAGGTGCAGTTATTACTGAAGGTACTTTTACATTCAACAGAGCAGAAAAACCTTTTGAGGTTGGCTTAAATGGACAAGGTAAAAAGCTATCAAGAGCAGGAAATGAAAGTTATAGTATTCCTGGCAACGCTCAATCTGAGTCTGCCACAAGAACACCTCTTTTAGTATTCCCAGTATTAACTTTAGACTCATTAAACATGGACTCTCTTATAGGAGCAAGTTTACGAATATCTAATAATATACAGTGGAGTCAATTTGAAACTCTTCAAAATAGCCTTTCAGTGACTAACTCTAGTAATGCAATGTACCCAGATACATACACGGTAAGTGATCGAACAGTTTCGGGAGAACTTCGACAATACCAAACAGATAATAATATAACACAATTTGATGACTTTAATACTAGTAGTAATTTAACTATTAAAGCAGTTCAAGTAGGTAAAACTGCAAGTGATAGTGGATTTTTTAAAATAAATCTCAATCCAGTATCATACACAGCAAGACTAAAAACAGGCTCTATTTACGAACAGAGCTATGACTTTACATCTACAGATAATACTGCGCTAAATACAAGCATCACACAATATTCATAGGAGAATATACAACATGGAACTAAAAAGTTTATTAGTGGATAGTAAAACCACTTGGGTAGAGTTTCCCGGACTCAAAGGATTTGAAGTAGAACTTGCAAATCTTTCCCGAAAAGAATTAGTAGCATTAAGGAAAAAATGCACATCAAACAAATTTAACAGAAAAACTAGAGCATTTGAAGAATCTCTTGATGATGAGAAATTTGTAATAGAGTTTACACAATCAACCGTTAAAGGTTGGAAAGGGCTCCAACTAGGATACTTAGAAGATTTACTTCTTGTAGATTTAAAAGGAAATGACCCAGAAAAAGAATTGGAGTTCTCAGAAGAAAATGCTCAATCATTAGTAGAAAATTCAACAGAATTTGATAACTGGCTCAATGAGGTAGTCTTTGATTTAGAAAACTTTCGTACAAACTTCAAAGGAGAAGATAAAGGAGCGCCTAAAAAACTTCCTGAATCATAACCAAATAGGAATGACAAAAGACCAGTACTTGCGAATGTGCGAGCAGACTGGAATGGAGATAGATTGGGAAAAATGTCCTCCCGATATCAATGATTTTCCTGAAAATACTCTAACAGTTTTAGAGCTTTTTCATCAGTTGGGGGACAGAATATACCCAGATATAGGGTATGTAGGCAAAGATTATACAACACTGGAGCTTTTATTTAAGTTGAATTACATCACAAGTCAAGCTGAAAGAGATTGGGCAATAGAGCTACTACTCTTTTTAGATGCACAAATGATAAAACAATCTCAACAATCAATAAAATCTGCACAAGAAAAAAGTAGAAGATAAATAAACATGGCAGATAATAAAGTACTAATTGAATTACAGGTAGTCCAAAAAGGAGACAGCCTGTCTATTATTCAAAAAGATACAGACAAATTAGCAAAAACTCAAGATAAGTTAGATAAGAATCAAAAGAAGGTTGGAAAATCTTCTGAGACCGTAATAAAAGGCCAGAAGGGCATTCATCAAGCTAACTTATCTTCTTCTAAAGGTTTTTCAAAGATGAATCAGATGCTGAGCGGTGGTGGAGGATCCTCTTCGCTTGTTGCTGCCTACGCTACACTAGCAGCTAATGTATTTGCTGCAACAGCAGCTTTTAATGCATTTAGAAGTGCAGCTGCTTTCGAACAATTAACAGAAGGTTTTACATTCATGGCTAACCAAGCCGGTAGGACTATGGATTTAGTTGTTGACAAACTCAAAGAAGTTGCTGGAGGGGCTCTCTCTACAGAACAAGCACTACAAGGTGCATCATTAGCTATTTCAGCAGGATTTAGTACTGACGACTTAGAAAAACTTACTAAAGTTGCGAAAGGAGCTTCACTTGCTCTTGGTAGAAATATGTCTGATGCTTTTGATAGGTTAACAAGAGGTGCGATTAAACTCGAACCAGAAATTTTGGATGAATTAGGTATTATGGTACGTCTTGATGACGCTACTGAAGCTTATGCCGCAACTATTGGTAAAACTGCAAACGAATTAACACAATTCCAGAGACAAACAGCATTTATTAATGCAATTAATGAACAAGGTATAGAAAAATACGGTGAACTTGCAGATGCTGTGGGTGTAAACCCCTATGATAAACTAGCAGCAGCTTTTACTGACTTAACAAAAGCAGGTTTAACTGTTTTAAATAAAGTACTTATCCCTTTCGCAAATATATTTGCAGGTTCTTCAAGTGCTATGATAGGTGGACTTGTATTATTTGCAAGTACCATCATAACAACTATGATTCCAGCCCTTGGAAATATGGCAAAGAACTCTTCGGACGCAGCAGATCAAGCTCTAAGACTCGCAGATGCAGAAACAGCGGCAGTAGATAATAGTCTTTCAGCGGCTAAAGCAGATTTAGGTATAGGAAAGAAAAGAACAAAAACTGTAAAAGACTTACAAAGAGTAGTTAAAGAAGGTGGGGATGTACAAAAGCAAGCATTAATAACAGAAAAAAATCTTAAAAAACAGTTAAGTACACAAGAATCTATTAGGGACTCTAAACTAAAAAAAGTTACTGCCACACAAAAGACAGCAGCAAAAGCAAGAATTGTTGATATTGAAAGAGAAATAGCCGCAACCAAAGTACTAGCAAATGCAGACTCAACAAGACTAGGGCAAGCGGTAGTAGCAGAAACTGCAAGAACTGCAGCAACACAAGCTCGAATAGTATCAGATGCAACAGGACAGATATCCCAAGCTGGAGTAGTAGCAGGCTTTAAAATTGCAACTGTAGCTTTACAAGAATATATAGCTACTCAAGTAGTTGCAACTACTACTACAGGATTCTTTGCTGGAGCACAAGCTTTTCTTGCACGTGCTTTTGGTATAAGTACTGTTGCTATAAGACTATATGGTACAGCCCTTTTAACAGCTGTTCCAATACTTGCAGGTATAGCAATAGCAATAGGTGTAGTAATGACAGTTGTTGGAGCAATGGGCGACAGATTTAGAAAAGAAGTTGCAGGTATGGAAATACTTGGTAAAGTTACCGAAGAATTAGATAATAAATTTAAGCAACTAAATACGACAATAGGAAATTTAGGGGCAAATGCTTCAGAAGGAAATATAAGAATAAGACAAATTAAACAAAGTGCAGGTATCTTTTTAGAGGTGGCCCAAGGAATAACAGAAATAGAACGAGCTGCACAAGCAGCAAATACTGCTAGACAAAATGCTATAGCAGGCAATGATTTTGGTGCAAGAAAAGTAGCAAGATTAGCAGGTAATCCTTTTGCACTAGAAGATTTTGATAACGCAGAAGGTAAAGCAGCAGGAGATAAGGTGGTAAAACAATCTTTTGGAAGTTTAAAAACAAGTTTACAAGGAATAGCAGGAGATACTTCAGAAGCCTCAGAACTTCTGAGAGACCAACTCGAAAAAGAATTTGAATCAGCATTCGGAGAAGAATATACTAGTAAGGGTGGTCTTACAGCATTTATTGCAGCCTTAAAACCAAAAGATTTTGATAATGTATCAACAGCAGTAGGTAAGGCAGCAAGTAACACAAAAGTATGGGATCAGGGATTAACAAACTTAAAAAGAAGTTTATCAGAAGGAGAGCAAGACTTTTCTAAATTCTTTGCGGGTGCTTCACAAAAAACAGAATATGATGGAATAGTAAAACAATTCAACACTCTAAAAACTTCTATTAAGGAACTAGGAGGAGGAGACACCAAAGAGGGATTAAAAGAACTATTTGAGAAGGCAGGTGCTCAATTAAAAAAATTCAGAAAAGAAGGAGAAAGTACAGAAGACTTTATGAAGAGAATCGGAGCAGAAGGTGGACTTGCGTCATCCTTTGAAGAAATCCAAAAACAAACTCGTACTTTGCAAACAGACTTAAAGCAATTAAATGTAGAAGCAAAAGCATTAAAATTTGGAGCAGGTCTTACTTCTGGAGGAACAGAAGACCTTCTTAAAAAACAAAGAGAAATTTTCCAGATACAAATAGATTTAAATCAAGCTATAATAGATGAAATTGATCTAGAAGGAGCATCTGAAGAAATAAAACAAAGAATAGTAAAACTAGGTACAGAAAATGCTGCATTAGAGTTGCAAAAGAAAACAGACACAGAAATTACTCAAGCAGGACTTATAACAGAACTCAAAGTAAAACAAAAGTTATTAGGTTTAGAACAGGGTATAGCAAGCTCGCGAAGAACAGAAAGAGCGAATGAAGCTAAGGTTAGAAAATTGATGACCGGTGGTTCTTCAACTTTAAGTCCGATAAAAGAAAATACACTAAGAATAGAGGCAGCCAGAGAAGAATTTGCTTTTGCTAAAAGAAAAGCAAAACTAGAACAAGAAATGATTATAGCTAAGTTTGCTCTTTTTGCATTAGAGCAAAAGTCTTTACTTGATCAGAAAAAAATAACAGAAGAAAGTTATAATGCGGCACTTATAGCAGCAGGAAAAATTGCTGGACTACAAATAGAAGGAGCAATGGCACAATCTGAAACTGCAGAGTCTACTAAAAAATTAGCAATCGCTCAAGGCTTGGCTTCTGGAAACTTAATGGCTATGGCTCAATCTTTTAATGAATTAACTAAAGAAGGTGAAAAAATGGCAGGAGTAGGTGTACTTGTAGCCGCAGCTTTTAATCCAATGATAGAGTCCTTAAAGGCTTTAGGAACTGATGAAAGCGGTGCTTTAGCAAATGCAATAGAAAAATTCCAAACTCTTGCCGTAACTCTATCTGAAATGAAAGAGACAATAAGAGAGTTAACTGAAGTACTTGATACTCTTGGTGGTAACAAAGATATTATGCCAGGACTCTCAAACGAAAAGTTAGCAACAGGTCTTGTTCGTATGCAAGCAATAGGGCAAGTAATTTCAGCAGTCGGAGCTTTAGCGATGGCAAACTCTAAAATGCAAGTAGCAGCTATAGATAGACAAATAGAAGCAGAAAAAAGAGTAGATGGAAATAGTAAATCGTCATTAGCTAAAATAGACGCTATGGAGAAAAAGAAAACTGCCATTAGAAGAAAAGCATTTGAAGAAGATAAAAAGATAAAAATAGCACAAGCTATGATTGCTGGAATAACAGGAGCTGTAATGGCTTATGCCTCTCTTGCTTGGATACCTTTTGTAGGTCCGGCACTAGGCGCAGCTGTTGCAGCAGCTATTATGGGACTGACTGCTAAAAGTATTTCTATGATTCAATCCTCACAGTTTGATGGTGGAGGCGCTACAGGCGGTGGAACACCACAAAGTATTAGTATTGGTAGTAGATCAAACTCAGTTGATGTTGCAAATGCAGTAACAGGCGGAGAGCAGTCCTACTTAAGAGGAGATAAGGGGGTTGGTTCAAATGCAAATAGCTTTGCTCCTGGTGGAGCAGCAGGAATGAGAAACGGTTACGCAGCAGGCGGAGAAGTATTAGTTGGAGAACAAGGTCCAGAAGTAATGCAAGTACCTACTTCAGGCTTTAACATAACTCCAGGCGATGCAAGGGGTGGAACAACAAACGCAAACTTTACAATCAACGCAGTAGATGCTGCAGGTGTTGAAGAAGTTCTAACAGCTCAAAGAGCAAATATAATAAACATGATAAGAGAAGCAGCACATGAACATGGCGAAGAATTTATTGAAGGTGTTAATACTTCTTCATATGGAGGAGGGTAATGGCAACATATACTAGTTTTCTAGATATACTACCTGATCCTAGTAATCCAATAGGTATTGGTGGACAAGCACTTGCAACAAGTAGTGGTGGTACAAATGGTCCTGGCTTTGCTTCGGTTCAGTTTTCTTCAGAAGCTCCTATACAAGTATCAAGAACAAATAGTGGAAGAGTGATTACTCGATCTATTGCTGGACATAAATGGAGTATACAAATAAAATATAATCCAATGACTCGAGATCAATTCGAACCAGTTTACAACTTCTTACTAGAAAAGAATGGAAGATTAAATCCTTTCTTTGTAAAACTACCTCAACAATCAACTTCAAGAAATGCTGCTTTTGTTTCCGCAAATCCAACAATTACTACAGCTACTACTGGAGCAGCTGGCTCAGGCTTTATACTACAAGCAGGGCATAATACAACAGAAGCAACTCAACCACAACCAGGAGATATGTTTACAATTACAGATACAAACGATAGTTTACATACTAAAGCATATAGAGTTACACGAGTTATGGGCAATGGTACTTACAATTCAGCTCTACATTCACAACCGACAACAGCGCAACGAATTGTATACTTTACACCTCATCTACAAAGAGCAGTAGCACAAGGAGCAACCTGTGACTACACTCCTCTTGTTAGAGTTATGTTAAAAACAGATGTACAATCTTATAGCTTAGGCACTAATAACCTTTTTAGTTTTTCCCTCAACTTAGAGGAGGCTCAGGCATAATGGCAGAAAGACCAATAGGAGCAAATACAAGAAAAAAGCTCATAAACAACGAACCCTTTGCATACGCACATCTAGTAAAATTCGAACGACCTAGTTCAACTCTTAAAAACGGTAATTACAGTACTGACGCAAAACGGTATGCATATTTTACTGACGCTACACATAATCTTTCCTTTGATGATCAAAGTACTAATACGGCAGGCAGTAGTAATGGTCAACAAATGTATATTGCTGGAAAACTTCTTCAAGTAGGAACTTATTCAGAAACTGTACAAGCTCGTGCCTCTGGTATGACATTAACTTTAGCTGCTGAAAGTCTAAATAATACAATAACTTCTACAGGAATCAGCATGACTTCCACTACTATAACAGTACCCACAGGTATTGATTTAGTAAAAGAAGGTTTCAGAGAAGGCGATAAAGTATTTATTTCAGGTGGAAATAACTCTGGAAGATACGTAAATGTAACAGGAATAAAAACAAATAATACAGTTCTATTAATTTCTAATATAGACACTACTCAAGTTACTCAAAATGCGGGAGCATCAATAACTCTTTCTATAGTCTCCGATGAGCTACAAGGTCCACTAGGTGAAACAAATCTTTCAATCGTGAAATCTTATGCAAACAGAGATGTCTGGGTATACAAAGCATTCTTAGACCCAGAAACAGGAACTATACTTGATAGTACCCCTGTTCTTATATTCAAAGGAATAATAACGAAAGCATCTATAGAAGAAAAGCCTGGTGCAAACGTACAAGCAAAATGGAGCCTCACAAGTCATTGGGGAGATTTTTCTGCAGTTAAAGGACGCCCTACCAATGATGCGATTCATAGAGCTTTAGACAGCCAAAATAGAGGACAGCCCCTAGTATCTTTACGACCAGAATATGCACATGATTTAGGATTTCTTCATGCGGAAGAAACTCTTAATATACTAGCAACTTATACTACAATACAGCAAGAAACAAAGTATAAGATGAAGAAGAAGTGGTATGGTAAAGTTAAGATGCAAGAAGTTGTTACTGATGTAGAGGTTGAAAATGATGTTGATCTAAGTTTTTCACTATCATCCAAATACTTACCAGTAATTTATGGAGTTCAAAGAGCTTCAGGAATACCTTTCTTTGTAGACACAAAAGCAAGTGATCCCAATAATGTTTTTCTAGCTTATGCAATATGTGAGGGAGAAATTGGTGGACTTTATGATTTATATATTGAAGGAAATCCTCTTATATGTACTAACAAACCTGACTTTGATGATCGTAATACTTCTTCAGGAACTCAGCGAGAAAATATTGAAGTTCATTGCAGAGGACGATCAGACCTAGGAAATACACTTGGTGGTGTCAAACTTTCTGGAAATGGAGTAACAGGCTCAAATGCAGCAGATTATAAATTTGGCAACTCCTATAGAGGTTACGATAGACATGGTTATGAACCGACAGAAGATTTTATAGAAGCACAAATTGCTCGTTATCATGGAGTCAATGCTGCTTTAAAAAGCACAACTTTAAATACTGGTGATGGTACAGGTGTAAAACATGGAGAAACAGTTTCTTTAACTGCTCCAAATAATATGGATATTACATTTCATGCAGGAAAAATAGATCAGAAAGCAGATGACTTATTAGTAGGAATCGCAAATGCCTCTGGTAATAATAGATTTAAAAGACAAGCTGACTACTACACAGGAGACGAAGATTACTGGGGTCCAAACCATAGAGTATTAGATACTGCATATACAGTAATGAATGTAGAAATTGGAGAAGATGCTACAACAGTTCCTGAAATAGAATATGTAGTTAGAGGTAAACTATGCTCAAGTTATAATTATGACTATAGTTATGCTCATGTAGGGAATAGTGAGACAGTAACTAACTTCAAAATTGGAGACAAAGTAGTACTACATAGAACTGACACTGATGCAGTAATTAATAGCAGTGTACAAATTATTGATAAGTGGTCTTTTACAGACCCAGATGGAAATATACAATATAGATTCAGATTTAGTATAGCACCAGCTTTAGGATATTCCGATGGTTATGCAACTATAAAAGGTTTCTATATGAAAAATAGTTCAAATCAAACTTGGACCATGGGTACTTGGGATTACTCAGATACTTCTCATAGTGCAGGAACTGTTCCTAGTGCGAATACTGAAACAGTGACCGTAAATGATAATGGCACTAGTCCAGTAACAATAACAATTCCTTCTAACTTGAGCTTTATTAATGACTTAATTCTTGATCTTGAACATACTGCTTATGCACAAATTAAATTTGTAAGTAGTATCTTTCCTTATGGATTTGATCCTTTTTGGTTTCTAAAAACTAACTCAACAACTCTTACTCATGCAGGTACTGGTGGTAGTTCTCATGGTATACAAGCTGGTAGCCAAACTATAGTATCAGCCAACACAATAAAACTAGCAAGTGGAGCTAGTTCTTCTGACGACACATATAATAATTTTGATATTGAATTAACACGAACATCCACAGCAGAAGATGGGAGTTCACAAACACAAAGCTGGACACGAACAATAGTAGACTATGATGGTGGAACAAAGATAGCAACTCTTAATACTGCGTGGGAAGCAACATTTGAACCAGCAGCAAATGATACCTACAAACTACTTTCAAAAATAAAAAATGGAAGAACTGATGATAAACGAGTTAGTATAAATCCAACCATACAGTTATTAGATTATTTAACTGGAAGGTATGGAAAAGCTCTGAAGCTAGATACTGATATATCATTAGCCGACTTTCTACTCGCTGCCAGAACATGCGATGATAGAGGTACTCAAACTTTACAGGGAACAGATATTGGATCTTCAAACGTAGGCAAAAGATATGTCTTAACGTCTGACGGAACAGCTTCTGGCTCTGTAGTAGCCATGGGATTAGTAAAATCTCGAGGTACCTCTAACAGTGTTGGATACACAGAATTTCAACAAGTTTTTGGAAAGTTCACTAAGAAATTCATGGCTAATGATTATGCCTACTTAGTAGGAGATATAATTCATACTGATGCAGGGTACTATAGAGTTACTACTGCAGGGGCAAAAGCAACAGCACCAAGTGGAACTAATCCATCAGGATTTACCGGACCTCATGCAAATGTACCTTTATTTTATATCAATGACAATGGTGCAATTAGTGGTAGTGCTATAAACTTTACAAGAGTGCGTGACGGAATCTATGGAAACCCTTGTGCAATATACAATGCTACAACTGGTGGATACGATACAGGATATAGTTTATATGATTCTGACCATGTTAAATATTGGAGATACTATGGGTGGGACGATAAGCATCAAAGATTTGCTACTCGTCATCAGACACAAGGTACAGTAAGTACTGCTGACCCCGTATTTGCAAATGTAAATGGATTTTTGGCAAACTTTAATGGTATGTTAAGTTTTGAAGGTGGTAAGTATGCATTACGAATTGAAACAGCTTCAGATACTATTGCCTCAACTGTAATAACAGCAGCAAATGCAAGTAGTTATAGTGGTTATACTAAAGGATCTCAATACAACCCACGCGTATTTACTGATGATGATATTATTGGCTCTTTAAAACTAGAGGATAAAGGTACTCAAAAATCTTATAATACAGTAAGCGCATCTATAATGGATCCTGCAAACTTATTTAAGGGTCGTGCTGTAAGCTTCTATGATTCAAACTATCTGAGAGCAGATAAGAATGTTGTGAAATCGGGAAATATAAATATTGCTTCCGTTTCAAATTATTATAATGCAAGGATAAATGTAGAAAATTACTTGAGAAAATCTAGATTTGGTCTAAGTATAAGCTTTAAGACTGGGCCTAAATCATTAATGCTTCTGGCTGGTGATACCATTAGCATAACGAATCAAAAATTTGGGTTTACAGAAAAGTATTTCCGTATTGAAAATATAAATTATGCTAAAGACTGCACCGCAACAATTACAGCTAGTGAGTATGATGATTCTTTTTACAGTATCTCTGCTCCAACACTTCCAAGTGTAGTTAGTCAGGATCAAAGACAGGGGTTACAAGCTACTCCTGCCGCACCGAGTAGTTTCTCAGCTTCAATTGCAGAGAATGTTTTAGGTGGTATAAACTTAGCATGGACAAATGGAGCAGCACTTACAACAGCTAATTGCTTTACTGAAATCTGGTACCACACAGGTGCTTTAGATATAGCCAATGTAACTTCAAGTGGAAAACTACTAACAAGAGTTCCTTTTCCAGGAGCTACTTTTGTAGATCAAATTGGTAAAAAAGATGTAGCAAGATACTATTGGATAAGATCAGGTAAAGTAGTGACTCTAACATCTGGTGGACAGAATAAAGTAAAAGAATTATACTCAGGACTTGTAGGACCAGCTAATGCAACAACTATAGCACCTATATCTGCTTTCGGAGTAACACTTTCAGGAGAACAATTCTTTACTAGTACCAGTGGTACTCTTTCTCCAAGTTCTATAGTATTAACAACAACACGAACAAATTCAACAGGAGACGTAGCCTACGCAGCTGTAAATAACAGTAATGGTAATGTTACTCTAACAAGTGCTGGTAATA